TCTGTATCATTAGCAATGATGCGATACAGGAAAGGTGGATTCATAAGGTTGCCTTCGGATGAAGCAGAAGAAGTGCAATACTTTAAGCAACGTAGAGGCGGGTACTACTAATGGCTATTGAGAAAGGGTTATATGCAACACCAGAAGGCATAAGTGTAGAAGAAGAAACTTTAGAGATTGGGATTGTTAACCCCGACATGGTGACGATGGATGATGGAAGTGTTGAGTTTACGCTCGTTCCTGAAGAAGGTATGGAAGAAACTGCGGGAGCGCCGTTTGATGCCAACCTTGCCGACTATATGGATGACCAGCTTCTAACTACCATAGCCTCTGAATTAATTGAAGATTTTGAATCTGATAAGTCAAGCCGTAAGGACTGGGCTGATACCTTTGTTAAGGGACTTGATGTTATTGGATTTAAGTACGAAGAACGTACAGACCCGTGGGAAGATGCCTGTGGGGTGTACAGTAACGTACTAGCTGAAGCCGCTATTCGTTTCCAAGCTGAAGCGATGAGCGAAACGTTTCCCGCCGCTGGTCCTGTCAAGACTAAGATTCTAGGTGAAATTAGTCAGGAGAAGGAAGATGCTTCTCTCCGTGTTCGTACCGACATGAACTACGAACTTACCGAGGTCATGGTTGAGTACCGACCCGAACACGAAAGACTACTCTATAGTCTAGGTCTTGCAGGATCAGCCTTTAAGAAAGTGTACTACGATCCCAACCTTGGTCGGCAGGTAGCCATGTTTATACCTGCGGAAGATGTAGTTGTGCCGTATGGTGCGTCTAATCTGGAGACAGCGGAGCGTGTTACACACGTAATGCGTAAGACCAAGAATGAACTCATTAAATTACAGGCACTGGGTTTCTATCGGCAGATAGACTTAGGTGACCCTGAAACATTCCATACCGACATTGAAGAAGCTAAAGCAGAGCAAGGCGGTTACACACTAAATGCTGATGACCGCTATACCATCTGCGAGTTTCACGTTGATATGGTTATTGATGATATAGATCAAGACGATGAAGAGTTACAGATAGCTAAACCCTACGTTATCACTGTAGAGCGTGGCACGGGTGAAGTATTGGCGGTAAGACGCAACTGGAACCCTGACGATCCTTTGACACTCAAGCGTCAACATTTTGTCCATTACGCCTACGTACCGGGATTTGGTTTCTATGGCCTCGGTTTAATTCACATTATTGGTGGTTATGCCAAAGCAGGAACTTCTCTTATCCGTCAATTAGTTGACGCTGGTACGCTAAGTAACCTACCGGGCGGTCTAAAAACCCGTGGTCTTCGTGTGTTAGGTGATGATGGACCCATAGGGCCGGGCGAGTTTAAAGACGTAGACGTGCCAAGTGGCAGTATAAAAGAAAACATAATGACCCTTCCTTATAAGGAGCCAAGTCAAACATTGCTTGCGCTACTTAAGCAGATCACGGAAGAAGGTAGGCGACTTGGCGCTATCTCTGATATGAACATATCGGACATGAGTGCTAATGCTCCGGTTGGAACCACACTAGCTTTATTGGAACGTACGTTAAAACCAATGGCTGCGGTACAGGCGCGGGTGCATTATGCAATGAAGCAGGAGTTCAAACTGCTCCGTGCGATTATTGCTGAACACGCTCCTGAAACTTACATATATGTACCAGATCGTGGTGAACCCCGTGCAAGACGTGAAGACTACGCGATGGTTGAAGTCATCCCTGTTAGTGACCCTAACAGCAGTACGATGGCCCAACGGGTGGTGCAGTATCAGGCTGTGCTGCAAATGTCACAGACAGCCCCACAGATATATGACCTGCCTCAGTTACACAGGCAGATGATCGAGGTGCTAGGCATAAAGAACGCAGACAAGCTAGTGCCTACCAAAGATGATATTAAGCCTATTGACCCAGTAAGTGAGAATATGAATGTATTGGTGGGTAAACCGATAAAAGCGTTTATATATCAAGATCATAAGGCACATATTGCTGTACATGAAGCGTTCCTTGCTGATCCTCAGATAGCCGCGTATCTAGGTCAAACTCCAGCAGGACAACAGGTTGTGGGTGCTCTTAAAGCACATATAGGGGAACACATGGCCTTTCTTTATAGAGAGCAGATGGAAGCTGAGTTGGGTGCGCCGTTACCTGCGCCTGATGAGGAACTTCCACAAGCACTGGAGAAACGCCTCGCAGGGCTACTGGCTAAAGCAGGACAACAGCTTACGCAAGAGAAACAGGCTAATGCGGCACAAGCGGCTGCACAGCAACAGGCACAAGACCCTGTGTTCCAAATGAAGCAAGCGGAACTACAGATTAAACAAGGTGAACTACAGCGCAAAGCGGCTAAAGACGCTATGGATGGTGCGCTTGAGCAGGAAAGGTTGGACCTCGACAAAGAGAAAGCAGCCACTACTGCTACATTGGAAGCAAACCGCATAGCCTCGCAGAACGAGCAAAGCGAAGCTAAGAAGGACTTGGAAGAAGCCAAGGTCATTATTGACATGGCTAAGACTGTAGGAGAAGAACGACGGACTAGAGCTGAGTCGGAAAGGGATAGGGATGAAGCTCTACGCGACGATAGAGAGGATAGGTAATGGCAAAGACTGTTTTTCAAGTACTTGAAGAAAAGCTAGACGAGCTACAAAAACAGCAAGAAGAATGGATGAACGGTGGTAGTGCTCAAAACTACGCCGAATACAAAGAATCGTGCGGAGTAATCCGGGGTCTAGCTGCCGCACGCAGAGAAATACAAGACCTCTCGCGTAACTATATGGAAGACGATGATGACTGAACCAGCAGTTAAAATGACGGCTATTGAGGCCAAGCGAAAGAAGAAGATAGAAGAACAGGAGCTTGAACGACAAAAGGAAGTGGTGCTAGACAAGCACATACCGAAACCTGTTGGGTATCGTGTGATGGTGGCTCTTGCCAATGTAGATGACAAGTTTGATGGCGGTATTGCAAAAGCTACTCAAACCATAAGGGAAGAAAACATTCTCCAGATGACAGGCGTTGTCTGTGATATGGGGGATGAAGCCTATAAGGATAAAGAGCGTTTCCCTAATGGCCCGTGGTGCAAGGAAGGAGATTATGTGGTCTTTCGGGCTAATACAGGTACAAGAATTAGAGTGGGTGATGTCGAGTATCGCATTATGAATGACGACTCGATTGAAGCCGTAATTGATGATCCGAGTAAACTAACTCGTGCGTGAGGAGTAAATTATGCCAATGCAACAAGTAGAGTATGAGTTTCCTGATCCAGAGAAGGATGAAAAATTACAGGAAGTAGAAATAAAGGAAGAAGAAGTAATAGATACCAATATAGAGGTAGAGGGTGCAGTAGGGCGTGAAACTATAGGGAAGCCCGATAAAAAGGAAGCAGCCGAAAAAAGCGAGGTTGAAATAGAAGTAGAGGATGATACACCCCCTGCTGACAGAGGGCGCAAACCTTCTGAGCCTCCTGAAGAAGTAACTAATGAAGAATTAGAAAACTATTCAGAAAAAGTTAAAAAACGCATACAGCACTTTAGTAAAGGCTACCATGACGAGCGTAGAGCTAAAGAGCAAGCTACTCGTGAAAGAGAAGAAGCAATAGTGTATGCCCAGAAACTTGTTGAGGAAAATCAAAAACTTAAGGCAAAAGGAAATGAAAGCCATAATGCTTTGATTGAGTCTGCCAAGAAACAAGTTGAGTCCGAGCTTGCTTTTGCTCAAAAACAGTACAAGGAAGCGTATGACACAGGTGATTCTAATAATATATTAAAAGCTCAACAGGATTTAAACCAAGCACAAATCCGCATGGATAAGGTTAATGGACTAAAACCCCGTGCTGCTACTCAAGAAGGAGCTTTACAACCAGCACAAAATAATGTTCAATCACAAGAACTTGCGACTAAACCGCAAGCTGCACCACGAGACGAAAAGGCTGAAGCATGGAGAAGTAAAAATCCTTGGTTTGGTTCTGACGACGAAATGACTGCGCTTGCACTAGGTTTGCATACGAAATTGACGAAAGAGGGCGTAAGTCCTCAATCGGAAGAATACTACGAGAAGATTAATTCTCGTATGCGACAAGTATTCCCCGATCAGTTTGATGACGGGATAGACGACGAGCCAGAGGAGGCTCCCAAGAAAAGATCAAGCAATGTGGTTGCACCCGCTACGCGGAGCACTGGACCTAAAAAGGTTCGATTAAAGCAATCACAAATAGCTGTTGCGAAAAGACTTGGGGTTCCACTGGAACAATACGCCAAAGAGGTTGCTGATTTAGCGAGGAAACAAAATGGGTGATACCAGTAGAGTAGATCGAGAGTTAGATACCAGAGTTACAAAAACCAGAAAGCGTTCATGGGAAAGGCCAGAAGTATTGCCCAAACCTGAAAAGCAAGACGGTTATGAGTATCGCTGGATACGTATAAGCACTCGTGGCACTCCTGATGCCACCAATGTTTCCGCAAAGCTACGAGAAGGTTGGGAGCCAGTAAAAGCTCAAGACCACCCAGAAATTTTTACCGACTCCATTGTGGATGATCGGTTTAAAGATAATGTTGTTGTGGGTGGTTTAATGCTTTGTAAAGCTCCCGAAGAGATGGTCAACGAGCGCAATGATTATTACAAACAGCAAACCGCTGCTCAAATGCGTTCAGTTGACACTAACTTAATGCGTGAAAGTGATCCTCGTATGCCTATATTTAATGATAGGAAATCGACGGTTACTTTTGGTAAAGGATAATTAGGAGTCTATCATGGCATCATCCGCTACCCCTTACGGCTTTAAAGCCGTAAATCTGATAGGAGGACAGCCTTATGCTGGTTCCACCCGTCAGATAAAGATAGCGTCCGGTTATGGTACTAATATCTATAATGGGTCTATTGTATCCATTGTAGCTGGCGGTACTATTGAAATCGTGACGACAAATGGAGATAACTCAACTGGGTTTCCAGCAGGTACTATTGGTGTATTTGTTGGTTGTACCTATACTGATCCAAGCACAGGAAACATCACTTTTAAGCAAAATTGGCCTACGGGTACTGTAGCGTCTGATGCTAAAGCGTATATTGTTGATGATCCTGATGTGGTCTTCCAAGTACAGGCCGATGGCGCTGTTACTCAGGCGGATTTGGGTCAGAACGTCAAATTAGCAGCAGTTCAGTCTACTAGCACTGGAGATACCACTACT